CTAGATCTAAACATGGTTTTATAGATTCAACGAATAAGTTTGTTAATCGTAAAGAGGGAGCTAAGATAGCTACCAAAGCTAAACAGACTAAGAATAAAACAAAGAGCTTGCACTCTACAGAATTAAAACACTACAAGGAGAAAAGGTAATGGCAACATCAACAGCATCAGCACCTAAGAAACTTACCGGTAAGATGGTAGACGAAGCAGTTAAGAAACGTGGACAGAAAATGGGTAAGGGTCCTAAAGGTGGACGTATGCCTTATGAATCAGATGGTGAGTCTGTAGCTAAGAAAGCTAAAGCACCTAAAGCTAAATCAAAGGCTAAGTGCTAATAAAATGGCTGAACGTAAAAAGGGACCTAATCTATCTGTAGGACGTGGTGAGAAACTATCTGTTAAAGCAGGTAGTGGTCTTACTGCTAAAGGTAGAGCTAAGTATAATAAAGCTACTGGTTCTAATTTAAAAGCTCCTACTAAAGACTCATCTAATCCTAGACACAAGTCCTTCTGTGCTAGAAGTAAAAGTTGGACAGGTGAGCGAGGCAAGGCTGCTCGTTCTAGATGGGGATGTAAGTAATGCCTAGTTCTCCTAATTATAAAAGAGACTATAAAGCTGAGTACAAGAATCATCATTCTTCACCAGCTGCTAAGAAAGACCGTGCTGCCCGTAACAAGGCAGCTCGTGTTAAAGGTGTACCAGGTAAAGATGTAGATCATAAAACTCCTTTACGTTCTGGTGGATCTAAAGCTTTAAGTAATACAAAGGTTCGTAGTAGAAGTGCTAATAGATCAGACAATGGTCATAAGCCTGGCGAGAAACAAAAGAAGAGTAAATGAAATTAACTCCAGACATGATCCACGGATTTGCTGGAGCATGTTTAGCAAAGCGTTATGATGGAACAACCCCTACTCCGCAATGCCACCTGGAGTGGTGGGATCTCTGTTGTAGCGAGAACCCTTTAGTAGCTATTGCAGCCCCCCGGGCCCACGGTAAATCGACTGCAATTACTCATGCCTACTTACTCGCTGCACTTTTATTTAGAGATAGAAAGTTTGCTTTAATTGTTTCAGATACAGAAAGCCAAGCAGTTAACTTCTTAAGTGATCTTAAGGATGAGTTAGTTAACAACGAAGATTTAATTAATTTGTTTGGTATTAAAGAACTAGTTAAAGATTCACAGACTGATATCATTGTAGAGTTTAACGATGGTGAGCAGTTTAGGGTTTTGGTACGAGGTGCCGAACAAAGAGTTCGGGGTTTAAAATGGGACCAGCGTCGCCCGGATTTGATTATCTGCGATGACTTGGAAGGTGATGAACAAGTACAATCAAAAGACAGAAGAGAGAAGTTCCGTAGGTGGTTTTATGCTGCTTTGCTTCCTTCTCGTTCTCAGCATGGTATTGTACGGATTGTCGGCACTGTACTTCACTTAGATTCATTGCTCAATAGGCTAATGCCTCCTGACTATGATGGTGATTATACAGTTGTAGAACCTTTAAGAACCTATTCAACTCGTAAGAAAGTAGAGTGGAGATCTGTACGATATAGAGCTCACTCAGATGATTATAAACAGATACTGTGGCCTGATAGATATAAGGCAGACTTCTTTAAGGATAAGAAAGAAGACTATACTAAACAGGGTATCCCTGAAGTATATGCACAAGAGTTTTTAAACTATCCTATTGATGAGTCTACAGCTTATTTTAAACGAACAGACTTTATAGAGATACCTAAGTTTACACTAGATGCATTTAAACACAAAGAAAAGAAGCTTACTTACTACGCTGCAATTGATTTTGCTATATCAACGAGAGAGCGTAGCGACTATACTGTCGTTGCTATCTGTGGGATTGACTCTGATGGTATCATGAACATCGTAGACCTTCGCAGGGGCAGATGGGATGCTCTTGAGATTGTAGATGAGATGTTTGCAGTACAAAAGAAATATAACCCTCAGTACTTTGTAACAGAGAAGGGTGCAATTGAAAAAGCAATTGGTGCTATTCTTAAACGAGAGCAAATCAATCGTCAAGTATATATGAGTCTTATGCCAATGACTCCTACTAAAGATAAGCAGTCAAGAGCAAGAAGCTTTCAAGCAAGGTTTAAAGCAGGTGGTGTTAAGTTTGACAAGACTGCTGAATGGTATCCTGACCTAGAAGAGGAAATGGTTCGTTTCCCTAAAGCTAGACATGATGACCAAGTAGATGCTTTAAGTTGGTTAGGTCTTATTATAGACCAGGTACAAGCAGCTGATACTCCTGAAGAAGAGTATGAGTATGAATACCAAGAGGCTAAGAAACACTTTCAAAATGATGGACGTTCACAAATTACAGGGTATTAATTAATGGATCTAGACGTTAAAATTAAGATGGACAAACTCTTATCAACACCTAACATTGCAGAGATGTTAGATGAGGATAGTCTTCGTAAGATTGGTTACAATGTAACTCAAGAGTTTTTAATTGATAAGAATTCTCGCAACATGTGGGAGAAGCGTGTAGAAGAAGCTATGAAGCTTGCTCTACAAGTAGCTGAAGCTAAATCATTCCCTTGGTCTGGTGCTTCTAATATTAAGTTCCCTCTTATCACTATGGCAGCTTTACAATTCCATAGTAGAGCATACCCAGCTCTTATTCCATCACATCGTATTGTTAGAATGGGATCTGAGTTAGATCAATTACAAGACCCTAATGTATCAGCAAAGAATGAACGTGTAGAACGTCACATGTCTTACCAAGTTCTAGAAGAAGATCAGAACTGGGAATCAGAGATGGACAAAGTTCTTATTACAGTTCCTATTGTTGGTTGTGCATTCAAGAAGACTTATTGGGACTTTAACGAGAACCATCCTATATCAGAAAACATCTTAGCTAAAGATTTTGTTGTTTCATACTGGACTAAGAACCTTAAAGACTGTACACGTCAAACTCACGTATTGTATTTATCTAGCAATGACGTTCTAGCTAGACAACGAAGGGGTTTATGGTTAGACATAGACCTGTCAGTAGCACCCAACATACTACCTGATAACTTAACTGATACCCAGAACAGAGCTCAAGGTACAGATATGCCATCAGCAGATCCTGCTACACCATATGAATTCCTTGAACAACATCGTTGGGAAGATCTTGATGGTGATGGATTTAAAGAACCATACATTATCACAGTACACAAAGAGACATCTAAAGTTGTTCGTATTGTTGCTAACTACTTTGAAGACTCAGTACAACGTAACGATGATGATGAAATCATTTCTATTAAACCTGAAAGTTACTTTACTAAGTACTCTTTCATACCTTCACCTGATGGTGGTTTCTATGACATCGGTTTTGGTATTCTATTAGGACCATTAAATGAGTCTATTAATACTATTATTAATCAGCTTGTTGACGCCGGTACTATGGCAAATACTGCTGGAGGGTTCTTATCCCGTGGCATTAAAGTTCGTGGGGGGAACTATAATTTTGCTCCTCTCGAGTGGAAGCACGTTGATTCTACTGGTGAAGATCTCGCAAAAGGTATCGTACCTCTTCCGGTAAGAGAACCTTCACAAGTTCTATTTACACTATTACAAACACTAGTATCTTATGGTGAACGTATTGTAGGTGCTACAGACATTATGGTAGGTGAGAATGTAGGTCAGAATACTCCTGCAGAAACATCACGTACAATGGCTGAGCAAGGTATGAAAGTATTTGCTGGTATCTTTAAACGTATCCATAGATCACTTAAAGATGAGTTTAGAAAACTATATAGACTTAACCAACTATACTTACCACAAGAGTATAAGTTTAACACTGGAGTTGTACTAGCATCAGACTACACAAGTTCAGAAGATCAATTACGTCCTGCAGCAGATCCACATGTCATTACAGATGTACAGAAAGTAATGCAAGCTCAAGCTCTAAGAGAAGCAGCTATGAGTACTCCAGGATTTAATGTTTACAAAGTTATGGTTAGATACCTTGAAGCAATGAAGGTAAATAACATTGAGGAAGTATTACCTAATCCTCAAGGACCGAATGCTGTACAACCTATGCCTAATCCTAAGGTACAAGTTGAACAGATTAAAGCTCAATCTAAGCAAGCTGATATCGAATCTAAGATGAGAATCGCTACTGGTAAGCTTATGCTTGAAGCTGAGTTAAATCAGGCTAAGATACTTAAACTTGAAGCTGAAGCAGCCTTAGCAGCAGAGCAAGCAGATGGTGTTACAAGAGGTCATATGATTGCTTTACTAGAAACACAACTAGGAGCAGCTAAAGCACATCAAGAAGGTATCCTTAAGTCTATTCAGTTAATGAGAGATATAACAGGAGATAAGAATGGCGATAGTACTAACACAGGAGGAGTATCAGGAATGGAAGCAGCATCCAGCGACCAAATGCCTGTTCAAAGCCCTACGCAACGATAGAGAGTTTATGAAAGAAGAACTCTGTAGAGGAGCTCTTGAGAATGAAGAAGAAATAAAAGGTAGATGTAATGCAATACTTCAGATCTTAAATGTAGATTATGAAGACTTAGTACAAGGAGCAAGAGATGACAATAAATACTAGTGGGATTAATCCCGTTGGTCATAGATTGTTAGTATTACCTGAGGAAGTAGAAGAAGTATCCGAGAGTGGTATTATCATATCTGTGGGGCAGCAAAAGGATAGAGAGCAGTTAGCTCAGATCCGTGGTACAGTGGTAGCGATGGGTTCAACAGCTTATGCCGATCAGAAAGACGCTTGGTGTAAGGTTGGAGACTTCATTACCTTTGGTAAGTACTCAGGACTTATCTACAAGCAGAATGAAACTAAAGATAATAAAGAGTACAGAGTTATTAACGACTTAGACGTAGTGGCAACACACGAGAAGGAATCAAAATGAGTGATCAAGAAGAAGTAGTACAACAAGAACAACCGGCTGAAGTCTCTAATCCTAATGAAGGTGTAGAGAAAGAAGCTAGGCTCTTTGGTTGGGTCCCTAAGGAAGAGTTTAGGGGGTCAGAGGATGACTGGGTAGATGCTGAAGCGTTTGTAAAACGTGGTAAGGAAATCAATCCTATTCTTCGTAAGAACAACGAACTCTTAATGAAAAAGCTGGACGATAAAGCTAAAGAGATTGATGACATTAAAGCATCAGTTGAAGAATTTAAGAAGTTTCAGAAAGAAGCTTTTGAACGTAAACAAGTAGAATACGAAGCAGAGATCAAAGAACTTAAGTCACAAAAGAAAGCAGCTATTGCTGAAGGCAACGGTGACCTAGTAGTTGATATTGATGATCGTATTGATGAAATAAAAGAAGCACAGAAGGAAGCAAAGGCGGAGAGTAAAGAACCCCCACCAGCACAGACTTCTAGTGTTACACCAACAGATCCTGAATTAGCATCTTGGTTAGAACGTAATACATGGTTCGGTCAAGATACAGAGATGACGGATGTGTCTAATGGTTTAGGTGCTTCAGTGAGAAAACAATTCCCTCATTTATCTGGTCGTGCATTTCTAGACAAGTTAGATGAACGCATTGCTCAGTACTTTCCTGATAAAACTCCTTTAGGGAGAAAACAAAAAGGGAGTGCTGTTGACTCCTCTGGAAGTGTAAGAGCAGGGGGTACTGGAAAGAAGACTTATGACAGTCTTCCAGCAGAAGCAAAAGCGGCTTGTGATAAATTTGTTAAGCAAGGCTTATTCAAATCTAAACAAGAATATGTCGATTTATACGATTGGGAATAAAGGAGAAAAGAATGGCACAAGCATTATCAGTAGAAGAAAAGAAAGAGAAAGCATTAGAGAAACAAGTTCGTAACAATTCGGAACGTCCTTCACAGGAACGTAAACGAAATGTCTTTAACGGCACACAAGGTAAGCTAACTGTAAACTACACAATTGAGGGTTATTACCTTCATGGGTTCAATGATGAAAATGGTAGAATTGCAGATGCTATCGATGGTGGTTATGAGTTTGTTACTCCAGAGGAAGTCGGAGGTGTTAAAGAGAACGTAGTATCTCGCAACACTGATCTAGGAGATAAGGTAAGATGGCTTGTAGGAAGAACTGCAGATGGTGGTCCTTTATATTGCTACTTGATGAAGATTAAGCAAGAGTGGTTTGAAGAAGATCAAGCGGTACTACAATCTAAAAACAACTTAATTGATGATGCTATCCGTAAAGGTAAAAATACCAAGGATGGTACTTCAGCAGAGGGCTTCTATGCACCTCGTGAAGGCATCAATTATAAAACTTAAATTAACAACCAAAGGAGTTTTAAATGGCGAACATCAATCGTCCTAAGGGCCTAAGCCCAGTACAAAACACTGACGGTTCACCATGGTCAGCAGGTGCTACATTATTCGCAATTGCGAGTGATGCTTCAAACACTTATGCTATCGGTGATATCGTTATGGCAGCAGCAGGTGGTGATACTTTAGGTACACCTTACGTAACAAAATGGTCAGGTACAGTAGCAGCTAACAGTTTACCAATAGGTGTAATTGTTGGTATTCGTGTTGCTGATCCTTCAGCTTCATTAGTTGGTAACTCACTCTCTTTAGAGAAAACATACCTTCCATTGAACGCAGGTCTACACTATGTTTACGTTGTTACAGATCCAATGGCTTATTTCACTGTACAAGGTGATTCAACTGTTTGGGCTGCATCTAACTTAAACAATAACGTTAACGTAACAATCACAGCTAACCAAACTACTTTAGGAAATGGTGCTCCATATTCTAACACAGTAGCTACTGGTCCAGCAACAACAAACAGCTTACCATTACAAATCGTGGGTATCAATGCACGTCCTGATAATGCGTTAGGTGCTTATTGTGATCTAGTGGTTCGTTGGAACGTTCATGCTTATATTGGTCAAGCAACTGGCCGTACTGGCGTTTAATAATTAAAGGAGAAATAACATGGCGGGTTTAATTACCACAGCAAGTCATCCGAAGGCCCTCTGGCCTGGTATCAAACAATGGTGGGGTCAAGTTTACGACGAGCATGCAGTAGAATATACTGATCTTTTCGATAGCGAAACTTCATCACAAAACTATGAAGAAGATGTACAATTAACTGGTTTTGGTTTAGCTCCAGTTAAATCTGAAGGTGCTGGTGTTCAGTACGATTCAGAAGTACAAGGCTTCACAACACGTTACACACACGTTGCATACGCTCTTGGTTACATTGTAACTAAAGAAGAGTTAGATGATAACTTGTATGAATCAGTGTCACGTAAACGTGCAGCAGCTTTAGCAATGTCTTTCCGTCAAACGAAAGAAAACGTTGCAGCTAACGTATACAACAGAGCATTCAGCAATACATACGCTGGCGGCGATGCAGTATCATTAGCTAATACAGCACACCCAAATACATCAGGTGGTACATGGGCTAACCGT